CCATTTGGTAAACTACCATTTGGTGATGTTGTATCTCCACTTCCTACTTGTAAGGGTATATCGGCTGATGTAGCAGATAATGTACCATTTGCTCCAGGCATCATACCTCCTAAAACATTTTGTATGTTTTCTCTCATAGCTATTCTACTATCAGTTGACATAGGTTGTTGTGTTGTAGGGTTTGTTGAAGTAGGTGGAGTTGTATTATTTTCATAAACTACAGATTTAGGAGCACGAACTGCTTCTATAAGAATGTCTTTCATCTCCTCTTGTATTGCTTCCTTTACAGCTTCTTTTACAATGGTTTTTAATTGACTTAATTTCATGTTATATTGATTTATTATAAATATTAAACTAGTTAGCTTTTAAATTGTTTTGTTGTATATAAAATATAAGTTCATCGATCAATATTTGGTCTGATGAGCTAAATGATGGTTCTCCTTTTAATAATGTAACCCCCCTAGAATCTTTAGCTACCGCAAATCTACGTTTTAAGGTACCAACAAGATTTTTATTGTCAGTTTCAACACTAAATATAAAACCATTTGTATTATTTATTATGGGATTTCCATCTTCAGCTTCTTCTTCAGCTAAATCAAGTAATTCTTGATTAATTGCTGTTAATTCTAAATTAGTTATTCCACCCTCCCCATCATTTTCTTCAATACATTCTTGGGTCATTTTATCTATAGATCTTAACAATAATACTACAGTTGTAGCCCCTGCTATTACTAATACTAAAGATACTAAAGTAGCTCTACTTGTTTCTTTATTTGCCTCTTCTAATTTTTCTAGCTCATCATTAATATGTTGTAATTTTGCTGTAAATGAATAAGGTTGGGCAAATATTAAACCCCCAAAGTCTTTAGCGGGCAAAACACCTATTGCTTGTGGTGCAGGTAAAGCATCCATTCCTAATCTTACTCCTTTTAAAACACCAGCTAAAGATGTAAAAGCTGCAGCTAAGGCAGTATTAATAACTATTGATTGAAAAATTTGATTTAATTGTCTTACTACTCTATTTCTAGTTCTTATTACATCATTTAAGGCATCAGGAGTTGGGCATGTTTTCCTGTTTGATTGAGATATTTTAGAAATTGCAAAAGCTAATAATAAACTAATTGCTAAAGGTAATAATTTTGTTTTAAGAGTATCTACTAATTTACCTATGCTAAATTTTTTAGCATAAACAATTTTATCTAAAGTACTCAATGCCAAAGTTGTAACAGTAGATTGAGCTAAATCAATACCATCATTAAATGTTTGGGATATGTCTTTAGCTGCTGCTTCAAGATTTACTAAATTAGTGAGTGTTAGGTTTGTTTTTATAGTTTTATCACCATTAATAATAACTTGGGCTCCTGGGATATACTTACTTTTTGAATATAATAAACCAAAAACAAGAGGAGTTCTTTGATTTTCAGGTATAATAGGAATTTTAACTTTAATTGAAAAATTCCCTTGTTTATCTGTTCTAGTGGTTTGACCCGGAATAGGGATAAATTGTGAATCATTTAGATTAACTGGGATACTATTAGGGAGAAGGTCTTCGGAAACATTTAAGGGGTTAGGGATAAAATCTCTAGTAATATCTATAGTATTGTCAATATCAACTCCTGTTTCTACAAAATCTTGATTAACCCCTAATGTAACTTTAGCTCCTTGTATAGGAGTATTTGTATTTTTATCTTGTAGTCTTCCGGTTATATTATAAGTTTGTAGAGTGGGAATTTGACTTTTTAATTTAGCTTTTAAAAGTGCAATTTCTGCTCTAACTTTTTGTTCAGCATCTACTTTTGTTATACCTGCTGAATTTAAACGTTCTTGTAATTTTTCTTGAGCACTTAATTTTTTTTGTCTTCTTTTTTCTCTTCTTTGTTCACGGGTTAAATTAGAACCTAAAGATAAATTAATATCATCTAAAGAAGTTTCTTCTAAAGTAGATAAATCAATGTCATATTTAGAAGCAAGATCTTGTATTCTATTAGTTATATCAGCAAGATTTAAGGATTCACCCAATAGGGATTTACCCTGTGGTGTTTGGAGAAACTGTTGTGCCAATTGTATAAGTGCTTCTTCTCCCATTATATAGATTTTACAATTTTAGATTTATAATTATTGATATTATCTAACATTTTAGAAGCTTGGGTTTTTACAGAACTAGCCGGACCACCACTAACATATATCTTAGGTTCAGTTGATAATGTTTGGCCTAATGTTTGTAGTTTTCTTAATAAATCAGCAAGATCATCTAAAAAAGTATCACCTAATACTACAGATTCACTAGCTGTAGCATCTCCCAATCTAATATTATTTTTAGAAGATTGTAAAACAACATCTCCTTCTTGAGAATATATACCTACAGTATTAATAGAAGTTAATGAAATTGTCCCCTCAGAATTTAATAACATACTACCCGTTGAGTTAGCATTAAAAACTAATTTGCTAGAATTTAACAGTACTTGACTTCCTTGGTAAGAACCTAGTGACTCCGGTGTGTTGTCTTTTATTGATGGGTTATTTGTGATTGTTGTTTTTAATGGGATTTCTTGGTTAGAGGTTAAATAAATAGAAGATAAATCCTTATTTATATCTTCTACGATAGGTAAATATCCTTCTTTACTTGCATCTGTAGGTTGTCCATTTCTTATTATTGTAATAGGGTTACCATTTTCTCCAGTGTTAGACCAATTATTTCCATAAAGGATACTATCTGATTTTGCTGTACTTCCAAATCTAATGCTATTACCCCATCTACCTTCTGTAATTATATCTCCAGCAAATGCTAATAAAGGATGAATATTTGATCTTTCAACAAAAGTACCTCCTACTAAAGGAGAGTTATAAGCATATTCTACTTCTTCATCAGAAGACTTTCTTGTTTGTCCTTGTTCTATTGCTTGATAGCTTTTCTGCTGTGAAGGTTGGGTTTGAGAGGTTGATTGTAAGTTTGGGTATGCGTTTAGATGGGGGGTATTCCAAATAGCTATAGGGTTAAGATAAAAATAATTTTTAGTATTACTACCTAAATTAACTTGATTATTTGGTAATAAAAATAATAAAACTAATTCATTAACTAGTGGGTAATTTTTTAAATAAGGGATTAATGGGGATGCTATTTTAGAAATTTGAGAAGAAATTGTAGGTGAACCCTCAACAGCCTCAAAAAATATAGTTCCAATAGAATTCCACCCGCCATATGCACTAAACTTAGGATGTTGATCATCTAATATAATATCCGTTACCCTAGCAGATATCATATTAGAAGCTAAGGTATTAAGTTGTTGTTGTGTAGTTGATTGGTTATCTCTACCAGTATTTAATTGGGAGTTAACTGAAGCAAATCCATATTTATGCGCCATCTTTTTTCTCTTCGAAATTAGTGTTTAACTTATCTAATTCTTCCATTAATTGATTTTTTTCTTCTTCCGTTATACCCATGGATTCTTCACCACTACTATTATTGAGCGCACGCTGTACTATAGTAGCCATTTTAATTAATTGTTCATCGTTTCTGACGCCAATTTCCATATATTCTTTAATAAGTGGAACAATTAAAGTAGCATCACCTATATCATTTATAAGGGGTTTTAATTCTGAAATTAAACCTGATATTTGTGATTCTTTTTTCTTTTGATTATCGTAGATTTCACTTAAAATATCCGAAAACTTTTTTTTCTTAAATACAATATTATCTAATGATCCCATAATGTTTTATTATAAATATGGATATAAGAAGGATTTAGAATCTAGCGTAACCATTTTCTAGATAAAAAATATACTGTTCTTTAAATATGCTATAAAGTTTATCAGCAATTTTTGTTATTTTAGGAGTTTTAACATCAACCATTTCACGAATGTATATATATAATGCCTTTTTATTAAATACTTCTAAATCTTCTCTTTTGCGAAATAATTCTAAAATAGCATCTGCGATTTGGGCATCATTTTTTTTAGGAAACAATTCAAATATGTTTTCTGATACATGGTCAATAAAAATATCTACATATTTATCTAAATCACTTTTTATTTTTTCATCTCCTTGTGTATAAACATGGGTAGAATTTTCTCCAGTTAATACTTCTACCCCTACTTTTTGGATTTTTTTACTATAATTTTTTGTATTATATAGTATTAACCAACGTTTAACTATAGTACCAAAATAAGAATAGGCTTTGGCCCCTCTACTAGGGTCAAATAAATGTATTTTTGATAATAAAAATGTTATTATTTCATGTTGAAGATGCTCTAAATTAGAAACTTCAGTATGATAAAACTTAAAAGTATGAATTATGTTTTGGGTAAGTTTAAAAAAAGCATAATGTATATAAGTTTCATATATCTTGCTTCTTTTTTCCGAATCTTCTATAGGGTCTAAACTGTTATATTTTACTATATAATCTTCTGTTTCTTGGGTAAAATAATTTTTACTTTTTTTCTTTCTTTTTCTTTTTTGAATCATTTTTTATTTGGGATTAGTCCTAAATTGAGATAAACCTGTTTGTAAAACCTTTATTTCATTAAAAAACCAACCTATTTCATCATCACTTTTAAACGTACCTTTTACATCTATTTGCTCTAATCTTTTTTCTGAGAATGTAACTTGTTCGTCTACTTTATTGATAAATTCTTGCTGAGATATTATAATATCGTCTGCTCTTTCATTTTTCCGTAAAAGGTTAAAGGTCGTATATCCTAAGATAACGACCATAACACCTAATATAATTGTAAAAAATAACATCATAAACTATCTAACATATTCTTCAACCCAGGACTTGACATACTATTTAATGCCTTGGTTTTAGATGATTTTATATTGGCCTTCAATGTATAATTTTTCTTTGGCGCAGCCACGCTATTCTTAGAGAATTTTGGGAGCCATTCAATTTCAAATTCAATGCGTGCAGCCATCATGTCAGCTTGATGTAAGATAAATGGAAGTGATGTGCGAGGTTTCTGTTCTGGCATAAATGCTTTTAAATATTTCTCATTTGCTGAGTCATATAAACCATCATGTGTCTGAATGGCAACCATTTCATTAAAAGTATATTTAATATCATGTTGCTGAAGTAGAAATAACCCACGATCTGGGACGGCTGCGAATGGTAATGCCTTATTAAACATATAATCTTCACCTAATTTATCACGTCTCCAATTATCTGTCTGAGGTACATATGCTTCTTCAGTATCGGATCCCATTTTACCTAGGTCATGATTAATCGCCGAAAATACCAATTCTTCCTGGGTAAATGTCGTCATATCACAACCAAAACCTTCCCATACAGCGGACATGGATAAAGCAGCTTTTACTACTCTATTAACGTGATCTACATACCCACCTGGGAATGCTGAATGGTATTCTTTTTTATGAGCGGCGGGCATTAATATAATACGGTCCTCATATTTAGTATAGAAATCTAATAATTTCTGTTGTCTAGGCATTTCTACATAATCTGAGATGTTGCCTAAAAATTCAACCCAATTTTCTTGGATTTGTTCTGCTGTTAATTTCATAACCTATTTTTTATTAATTTTCGTTTTCTACGTAACTCTCTAATTCGGCTACAATATTAGAACCTTTGTCTACTTGGTTTTTAATTTCACCTTTAGAAGCATTCATTTTAACACCATTTTTTATAGCATTAAATACGGCATCTAATTGCTCTAATCTTTTTTGGAATAATTGTTTATTTCTCATAACTTATATTTATATTTAATATGGGTAACGTTTACCCCTTTATTTCCTTTATTTCCTTTATTTCCTTTATTTCC